CAGAATTAAGTGAATATACGCCGTCATTATTCATGGATAGCAATGAGTTAGACGAGGATAAAGCGCCAAATTAGGCGCTTTTTTAGTACAAAAAAGGAGGTGATAGCATGAAAACGGCAAAAGAATTATGGCAATATGTGTCTAAAATGGGGCTGAAACCATTACCAAAAACCAGTGTTAGTCAGTGGGCTGACGATTATCGCATGCTATCACAAGGCCTTTCTGCTGAACCGGGGCGATGGAAAACAAGTAGAGCTCCCTACCAAAAGGATATTATGGATGCCTTCACGCAACCTGGTATCAATCGCGTAGTAGTAAAGAGTGCCAGTCAGGTGGGAAAGTCGGACATAATGAATAATGTGCTAGGACGATACGCTCATCTTGATCCATGCGCGGTCATGATGATTCAACCTACTATCGAATTGGCTCAAGATTATTCAAAGTCTCGTATCTCGCCGATGATTCGTGATACGAAAGTACTATCACAAGTATTTTACGAAACAAAATCAGAAGACGGCGCTAAGACACGAGATGGTAAGAACACAATTTTATCTAAACTTTTTCCTGGTGGACGTCTTATCATGTGTGGTGCAAATAGTCCGGCTGGGTTGGCATCACGCCCTGTACGTGTATTACTTGCGGACGAAGTAGACCGATTCCCAGATAGCGCTGGCACAGAGGGTGACCCAGTAGACCTTGCTGCTAAACGTATGACAACGTTCTGGAACAGAGTCATGGGTTTATTTTCTACACCAACGAATGAAGGTAGTTCACGAATCGATGTAGAGTATCAAACAGGGACACAAGAAGAATGGCAACATGAGTGCCCTAATTGTGGAGAATACCATTTGATACGACATACCGAGATGGAATGTGAAACCGAAGAACATAAGGACGCTAAAGGTCGGAAGATTGTAATAGTCAGCGATGTAAAATGGCGGTGCCCTGACTGCGGGTCTACATTCTCAGAAGATGAAATGCGAAAAGTTTCTCAAAAATATATATCAAAAAACCCTGCTGCGTTGCATAATGGCATACGCAGTTTTTTTGTAAATGGATTTACATCGCCATGGCTAACTTGGAATGACATCATGAGGGAATGGCTAGAGGCTAAAGGAGACCCTACTCGTGAAAAGGTAGTTATGAATACACGCTTCGGTGAATCATATGCACAACAAGGTGCCTTCGAAGATTATCAACAATTCATTAGACGCCGTGAGAAGTATGGAGCAGATCTTCCAGATGGTGTATTACTGCTAACCGGTGCCGTCGATACGCAAGATAATCGGTTAGAGTATGAAATTACAGGTTGGGGATATGGTGAAGAGTGTTGGGGAATATGTAAGGGCGTAATCTTAGGAGAGCCTGATAATAATGCGACATGGGATGCACTTGATACGGTGCTTGATAAGATATATCACTTTAAAAATGGTACAGGCCTTAAAGTAGCACGTGCTTTCATCGATTCTGGCGGTCACTACACATCAAAAGTGTATGAATATTGTGAGAAAAACTTTAGTAAGCAACGATTCGCGATTAAAGGTACGGCTGGAACACCTGGCATACCTTTAAATTATAAGATTGGTAAAGCTTCTGGAAGCAAAATTCCACTTGTAATGCTGGGTGTTGATGATGGGAAACAGCAGGTAATGAACAGATTGGCCATCGAAGAACCTGGTGCTAAGTACTTTCATTTCCCGTTGGATGAAGAATTATTAGGCACTAGAGGATACGATGAGCTATATTTCAAGGGAATTATCTCAGAACACAAGAAGAAAGTAAAACGTAAGGGCGTTATACATGAAATATGGGAGCCTACTGCAAGGGTTCGTAATGAACCATTGGATTTACGTGTATATAACCTAGCGTGTATGAATTCAATCCATCCTGATTGGGATAGATTGGCGGAAGTAGTAAAAGGTGGAGGACATTCTACTACAACAGTGACTACTCCCAAAAAGAAACAAATGCGGAAACGTATTCGCAGGGCTAGTAAAGCAGCAGATATTTAGGAGGATGTATGGCAACTAGTTATTCAAATAAGCCAAGGCTAATTGACGTACGGTTAGAGTGGTACGTCAAAGCTGAGGAAGCAATATTGACTGGCCAAAGCTATACTATCGGAAATCGGACTCTTACAAGGGCAAATTTAGCAGAAGTAAGAAAAATGATTGATGATTTGGTAGCAAGAGGCGCTAAATTACCAGGTATGGATACTGATAATGGGCGTGGAAACAGGTCAAAACGGGTAGTTTTTAGAGATTAGGAGAGCAAAATGGCGAGAAAAAACAAGAAATTTAGCGCTAAAATAAGCACTCCAAGGGCTAAAAATAGCGGATATAGTGAGGGCGGGGCCTCTCATAATAACAAATCTTTGAAGGGATATAACCCTAAAAAACTAGGTTATAAGGCCGATATCGGTGCGAATTTATCAACTTTACGTGATAGATCCGCAGATTTAGCCATTAATACGCCAGTCGGTACAGCTGCAATTAATACAAGCACTACACATACAGTTGGTGCAGGCCTTAATGTATTCCCTAAACCTAAATTTCAAATCTTAGGAATCAGTGCAGAGGATGCTAGAGCATGGGCTCGCAAGGTTCGAGCTGAGTTCGACTTATGGGCAGAATCAAAAGACTGTGATATTTACAGAAAAAACAATTTGTATGATATGCAAAGCATAGCATATCAAGGATATCTCACAGATGGTGATAGTTTTGCGGTATTTAGACGTAAACCAAGTACACCAGATATGCCATATACATTACGGCTTCAGTTAATTGAAGGGAATCGAGTAAGTAATCCACTTACCAGTTCCACCTATGTTACAGGGGACCCAACTGGCGTTGAAGCGCTTAATCCGGATAACGGAAATCGCATATTGAATGGTGTGGAAATTGATACTGACGGCGCAATTGTAGCCTACTGGGTATCCAATCAAGTCCCTGGTGAGCCAATTACAAGTTTGTTGACTGCATGGGCAAGAGTTGAAGCGTACGGAAAGCGTACTAGTATTCCGAATGTACTACAAATTAGTAACGATACTAGACCTGAGCAATATAGAGGGGTACCTTATTTAGCGCCAGTTATTGAAACGCTAAAGCAAGTGTATCGATACACAAACGCAGAGCTCACATCTGCAATTATTAAATCGTATTTTGCATTATTCTTTACTGAAGCTGTTACTAACTCAGGATCATTAAACGATATGTTGGCCGATAATGGCGTTGATGATCCAACAGAACCAGTAGTTGATGTATCAGAGTACAACTTAGGGCCTGGCACATTAAATGCCTTACCGAAAGGTGTGGATGTAAAGAGCGTGGATGCTTCCAATGCCCAGTCTACTTTTGAAGTATTTAGTACTCAACTCATCAAACAAGTAGGTGCTGCACTTAACCAGCCTTACGAAGTATTGATGAAGAACTTCAACTCCTCGTATTCTGCAAGCCGTGCAGCAATGTTGCAGGCTTGGGAAGAATATAAACTACGACGCAAGTGGTTCGCTCGTGACTTTTGCCAACCTATTTATGAGGTATGGTTAATGGAAGCAGTAGCTAATGGACGAATTGAAGCGCCGGGTTTCTTTGATGACCCATTGATTCGAAAAGCATGGTGCAATGCTGATTGGTTTGGGCCTACTATGTCCATCCTTGACCCAGTTAAGGATATGAATGGTAGTACACTTCGCGTTGAAAATGGAGTTTCCACTCGTGAACGTGAAGCTGCTGAAATGACAGGAACAGACCTTGAAGAAAACATTGCTCAACTTGCATTTGAGAAACAACTTATGGAGAAATATGGCATGGGGCTAGCTGATGCGGTAAATCCTTCCGTTGGCTCTAAATCTACAACGAAAGGAGGTGAAGAGGATGAATAAATTTTGGTCTGTTAAGAATTTTGTAAATCAAGATGGTACCGGTCAATCTGAATTGATTTTGTATGGTGATATTTCTGATACCTCTTGGTGGGGTGATGAAATTACACCTCGTGAATTTGCAAGTGATTTGGCTAGTTGTAATGGCAATGACTTAACAATACGTATCAACTCTGGAGGTGGTGACGTATTCGCGGCACAAGCTATCCACAATATGATCAAAGCCTATGCTGGAAAAGTAACAGCACACATTGATGGCTTATGCGCGAGTGCAGCTACAATCATTGCATGTGCGGCTGATAAGGTAATCATGCCAAGCAATGCTCTGTACATGATTCACAATCCATCCGTATATCTAGGTGATAGCTTTGATGCGGACGGCTTAACTAAAATGGCAAACTATTTAGCAAGTGTTAAACAGACAATTGCAAACGTTTATTTGAGCCGTAGTGACGTTTTGACATCTGAACAGGTAAATACACTTATGGATGATGAAACGTGGCTCACAGCTGACGAGGCGAAGTCCTACGGCCTAATTGATGAAGTAGATACGGCGATTATGGATAATGCAGTTATGAATAACGGAATGGTTATTGTAAATAAAGTATCTTGCAAATATTCGGCCAAAAATGAAGCCAAAATCAAACAATTTTTAACAAGTAAGGAGAAACCTATGACTGAAAACCAATTCATGGCAAGCTTAAAAGGTTTGCTCGGTATTTCTACAAATGAACCTGCGGAAAACGCAGCAGTAACAGCAGAACGCGAACGTGTTGAAGCGTTAAATGCGTTAAAAGGTGACAATGAAGTCATCAATCGTTTAGTTGATGTAGCGGTTAAGGAAGGTAAAACTGTAGATGAAGTAACACCTTTCATCTCTGCCGTATCTGATATTCCTTCAACTGATAACAAAGTGGTCGACCAAATTCGACAATTAGTTATTGACCAAATGGAATCCGGTGCGGATCAAGTAGCACCTCAAGGTGCATCCACACCAGAAACCAACGATGCAGTAGCAAAAGCTAGTGCAATTGATGAAGTCGTAGCATTTGCGAATGCTAAGAAAGGCGGTAAATAATGGCATATTTCGAACAAGTAAATGGTGTCGCAGCTGATTACCTATTAGGTGGTGGCGGTGTACCGGTATTAACTCAAAATGTAAAAGTAGCAGTCGGCGATTATAAACGTGGCCAAGTTCTTGAAAACAATGCTGGTACATTCCAAAAAATTACAACAACTGGTAAACCTGCAGGTATCGTAGTATCTGATACTACTGCAACTACTGACCATAATGTATTAACTGTATACATCTCCGGTCGCTTTAATCGTGAAGTATTGGTAGTTGACCAATCTTACAAAATTAATGATCATGAAGCGGATTTTAAAGACGCTCACTTATTCTTAACTAGCATTAAATAGGGGGAACTATATAATGGCAATTGATTTTAAAGATACATTTTCCTTAATGCAAGCTGTGGAACGAATGAAAGCACCGGCAAGTTTTTTGCTTGATACTTTCTTCCCACAAATTCCAGCAGTAGCAACTTCTAAAAAAATCGCAGTAGAAACTCGTAAACGTGGTCGTACATTGGCACCTTTTGTATCTCGTGGTGCATCTGGTGTGAATGTTAAACGTGCTGGCTCTAAAATTGCTTTATATGAAGCACCTATGATGGGCCCTCGTACAGTTATTGATCCAGAACAACTTGACCAACGTGCATTTGCCGAAAATATTGTATCTACAATGACACCTGCACAACGTTCGGCACAAATGCAAGCTGAAGACTTGTCTTATTTGCAAGGCACAATCATCAATCGTAAAAACAAAATGGCAGCAGATTTGCTTACAACTGGTAAATGTAAAATCGAAGGCTATGCAGATGATGGCGAAACAGTTCAAGTTGATGAAATCGACTTTGAATTTGAACAAGACATCACACCTACTACTACATGGGACCAAGCCGGCGCTGATATTTATGGCGATTTAAAAATGGCATCCGAAAAAATTCAAGAAAACGCTGGTATTGTGCCAACTGTATTAGTCGTTGGTAAAAATGTTGAAAAATACATTCTTGATAACGCATCTATCAATAAAATGTTAGCGATTCCTAATCGTGAAAACATGACAATGTTTAGTTTCGCACCAGAATACCTTTCTCCACAAGTTCGATATGTTGGCCGTATTATGTCCTTGAATATCGATGTGTATGCATATCTTGAAACATATCAAGACGATGAAGGTAAAGTAAAATCCTTTATTGGTGACGATGCTGCAGTATTAGGTGTTCCTGGTCGTGGCCGTCAACAACACGCTGCGGTAACACTGCTTAATGATGACAATCAATTTACAACGTATGCAGGTATTTATGTACCTTACTACTATGCTAATAAGGCTACACAAGAATTAACATTGTCTGTATATTCTCGTTGCGTATTGATTCCTGAAACTATCGACGATTGGGCAATTATTAAAACTAAATAGGGGGTAACCTACTTATGAAAATCAGAGTATTAAAGGGTTATTTAGCACATGAAGGCGAGATGTATGGAAAGGGCGAAGTAGTCGACATCAAAAAGAAAGCGATTGCTATGTCCTTACTTGAATCTGAAAAGTTTGAATCTGCTGAAGATGATCCAATTGAAGTACCGGAACCATTGGAAGTTATTCCAGATGAACCGGAAGAAGAAATGGAATTACCTGAAGTTGATGCGGAAGTTACGGTGAAAAAATAATGCGATTTAGAGATTACCTAGAGAGCGATATTGACGATGTATTCCTTAATGAAGACGAATTCGCCGAAGGGCATAATCTAAATGGCACAGTAGCTAAAGCGGTTATTCAATCGCCAACGGCGAGGGAGTCATTCCTGTCGAATGGCTCTCACGTATCAAATGACGGATTACATGGGGTGTCTGTATTTGTGCATTACAAATTAAAGGACATCCCTGAAATTCCATCACAGGGGAACGTATTCCGATTAGATGGTGATGTGTACATTGTTCAAAGTGCAACGGAAGAAGATGGGCTAGTGTCTATCGAACTTAGAGCAGAAGCTAGAGGCGGTGTTGACGGATGGTTGAGCTA